CTATACGATGAGGTAGAAAGATACAAAGGTGTTGACCGAAAAGGAGGTGATTTTTTCTCACTAATTAACGCAAGGCATAAAGCGTACAAGGATAGTAAGAAAATGTTTTTTGTATCGACTCCGGAAATAAAACAAACCTCTAATATCGAACCATTATACTTAGAAGGGAATCAACAGAAATACCACATGCCTTGCAAGCATTGCGGGGAAATGCTGCATATTGAATGGTCTGTCGATATCGAAGGACTCAAGGAGAAAGCCGGAATTCATTTCAAACGTGATAATTTAGGACACCTTATAACTGATAGTGTTGGGTATATATGTCAGCATTGCGGGAAGTATTTCAAAGAAGACCATAAATACGAAATGCTTGAAGATGATTTATTTGAATGGATCGAAACAGCAACCCCGATCAGCGAAGACCATTGGAGTTTTCTATTACCTTCTTTGATAGCTCCGCACGGAATGGATGGATGGACAGAATATGCGGCCCAGTGGTGTAAGATATACCCAAAAGGAAAACCTGTAAACATTCCAATGCTACAGACTTTTGTAAATCAAACATTGGCGCAAACTTTTGAGGAACAAGGAAAAGAAGTTGAAGTAAAGCAATTATTAAAAAACACAAGGAACTACGAAATAAATACAATACCCAATGCTTTATCTATTCAGGATGGCAACGGAAAAATAATACTTGTCACCTGTGCGGTCGATCTAAACGGAAAAGAAGATGATGCGCGTTTGGATTATGAAGTAACTGCATGGAGCGAAAAAGGGGCTAGTTATTCGATTGACCACGGAAGCATTGGGACATTTGAAAGATCCAAAGCAAGGAGAGATTCTGCGGTTGATAAATTCAGAGAAGATGAGGAAAAACGTGTTAAATGGACGTATAAACAAGGGCATCCTAATAACGTATGGAGTGAATACAAAGAAACTATAATGACTAAGGTATATTTGAACGATGACGGCCTGAGAGATCACAAGAGTCCGATTCACGGGATAGATACCGGGCACTTCACAGTTCACGCTATGGCTTTTGTGAATGCTAATTCTGATAAGTGTGTTGCTTTAAAAGGGAAAAGAGATAATAAGTTTACGAAATACGATTCAATAAAGTCTTATTATTCAATATCTGATAAGGTTCCAAACCTTTATCTAGTAGAGGGTGATATAGTGAAAGACTATCTATCCGATTTAACAACCTTGACATGGGACGATACAATGCAAATCGACCAGCCGGAAGGGTTCATGAATTTTCCGAAGCCAGCAGATGATAAATACACTTATAAAACTTACTTTCACGAATACGAAGGAGAGAAAAGGGAGCTAGAATTAAATGCGAACACAACAGCTATAGGTTCGAGATGGGTAAAAAAGCCAGGTATTGCGCCTAATCACTTTTGGGACTGCCGTTGCTATTCAATAGTTTGCCGTGATATATTTGCAGACAAGTTTTGCAAGATGGCTAAAGTCCCTACAAACTGGGTAAGTTTTGCTGATTTATTTAAAAACACGTGATATGAAAAACCTAAAACAAGTAATTAGAATTATCAGTTATGTAATATTTGTATTAATATTATTCACTCCGTTTGTGTACTGGGTATTTAATGCAGATATGACCATGATGCAAGTATTTAAGAAGCTTTGGTGGTTATACTTTGTAAGTATTATTCCTGCACTAGGAACTAAATACGGATTAAAAAAACCAACGTGGAGGCAGCAATGCAGAAAAGCAGCGAAGGAAAGTAGAGTATCAGCTATAAAAGGGTATAGAGTGGTAAATGAAGGGTATCAGCCAACCGACAAACTCAATACTGATAATCCACCACAGGAACAAATATCTCAAAACCGTTTATCAACATGGGTTCAGCAATGCAGGGAATTCAATAAATCTGAGAAGCCAAAAACAGCAGCCTATCAACCAAACGTAGACAATACAACCGAACCACCAAAAGGGACACCGGAAAACGAATTCGAATACCTCAAGAAAGAATTTGAGACTTATAAGGATCTCGTACCTGTGATACAGATAGATTTCCTGCTAAAGAAATTCAAAGAAAATAGACTGACGGCTGAACAAGTGCAATACTTTTTAAATAAACGTATTGCGAGAACGGCAAGCAGCTACGTAGCCGAAGACAAGAGAATAAATAAAACCGAAGAACCAAAAGGATGATTTGCCTGAAAAACCATATATTCATCCCGATTTCCCTGAAGAGACTTATAGTTGTCAATATGCGTATTTTTTAAACTACTCCACAAATAACTATTCTAATTATATCATTGTCATAAAGGCGTATTCTTTAGATCAAGCCATTGACAAGCTTAGGGTGCATGTAAAAACTGAAAATATGGGGCCGTTAATTAGAATAAAATGCACCGATGATTATGCTTGTATAATTTAAAAATCACCTTAACGAACAAAACCAGTTTAACCGCTGGTTTTTTTATTGCCTATTATTTGTAAATAATGTTTAATTTTGCTATAACCAAAATTAAAAACGATGGCTATATATGACAACTGCGTACTATATATAACGTGCGCAACGGATACACTGGAAAAGATTGCACGGATAGACACTATTATTTCAGCCCTCGAAGATGTGGAGTTGGACGTAGCGGTTAATGCAGGAGTAGAAGAGTATCAGTATGATGATGGGCAGGTAAAAATAAGAACTATTTACCGCGATATGGGTTCAATCGAAAGAACAATTCAGGCACTGACAAGAAGAAAAGTAAAGCTGCAAAATACTTGCGCAGGGTATAGATATAGTTTAATGGACGGAAATGTAAAACGATATTAATATGAAAGAAATTAATTTTCTTGGATACACTTTCGGAAAGAAAGAACAAGCAACATGGGCAAGTTTAGCAGAAAAAGCTGCACTTGGAGGATCTGAAAAACTAGAAGCCCAAACCAAGCTTGGAGAATTAAAAGCCTCCTATCACGGAGAGCCATATCAGATCTATGAAACTATTTATGACGGTGAAAAATCGCAAGGCTCACTAGGCGCTCCATTGGCATATTTTCCGGATTACGCTTCTTTGTCCTTCAGGAGTTGGCAAGCTTACACAGAAAGCGATTTGGCACAGATAATTATTAAATCTCATGTTAATTGGGTTATTGGTTCGGGTTTACGCCTACAAGCAGAGCCAAACGAAGATGTTATAAAAGCAAGCGGATTCGATTTTGATAGGAATTCTTTTGTAAAAACAGTTGAGAGCAGGTATAGGATTTATACAGACTTGCCAAATTCAACACATTCAGGAATGAAAAGCCATAATGCGTTGCAGCGGGAAGCGTATTTGAACGCAATAGTAGGTGGCGATGTTTTATGTATTGATCGCCTCGAAAACGGCCTACCAACTAAGCAATTAATTGACGGCATACATGTGCAGCAACCACACCGTGAAGATGTCGAAAAAGCAGAAGCAAGAAAAAACACTGTAACGCTTGGAGTTGAAAGAGATGAAAAAGGAACTCACATTGCTTTCTTTGTTCGTGAAAAAGAAGGAAAATATAAAAGAGTTCTTGCTAGAGGTGCAAGAACTGGACAATTACAGGCTTATTTAATTTACGGAACCGAGTACAGGATTGATTCAGTAAGAGGGATGCCGCTTTTGTCAGCCGTGCTTGAGAAAATGAAAAAGCTTGATAGGTATAATGAAGCTATGGTAGCCACTGCGGAAGAAGCTGCAAAAATTGCATGGACAATCGAACATAGTCAATTTTCTGACGGAACAAATCCTGATATAGCAAAAGCCATTGCCGCAATGACTTCAGCAGCAGCCGAAGGAACAGCAACCGTTGATATGACTGACGCAATAAGGCTCATTAAGAGGACTTTTGAAAAAGACGCAATAAACTTACCCATAGGAGCAACTTTGAAACGCTTGGATAGCGGAATGGAAAAGGATCACGAAGCATTTACAACAGGTAATTTTATTTTTATTTGCGCAGCTACTGAAACACCCTATGAAGTTGCCTTAATGAAATACGTAAATAGCTTTTCAAGTTCTCGCATGGCTTCCCAGACATGGCAAATATTATTGCTAATGAAAAGAGCGGGATTTGATCCTTATAACAAATCTTCTTATAATCTATTTTTAGATAGTCAGATATTATCGGGTAAAGTGAAAGCTGATGGTTATTTTTCAGCACAGAATTCAAGTGATGTAATTCTATTAGGGGCGTACAGGAAATCAAGGTTTACAGGGCCAAGCGTGCCACAAGCAGACCCAAGCAAGGAAGTGAAAGCCGAAGTAATGAAGCTTAAGAACCACTTAACTACTCATGATAGAGTCATTGAAACCCTTGGTAATGGTGAGGATTTCGAAAGTAATCTTGACAAACTTGCACAGGAAACAGTAATGATAAATAATAAAATGCCTAAAGAATCGATTGAGCCAGCCGAACCAAAAACAACATAAACTAAAAAAGGAGCCAATCAGCTCCTTTTTTTTATCTCTTTTTTTAATAAATCTATCTCGGAATCGTTCAAATTATCCAAAATATCGTCAACAGTTTGTTCTTTTAACTGCCTGTGATACCTTCTAATTGCGGTTTGAATATGTTGGGATCTACTTATTCCGTCCTTTGTTCTAAATCGTTCAATTTCATTCCAAAGATCTGTGTCAAAACCAATTCCAGAGGTTATATATCCCATATTTTAAATGTTTCAACAAATATAAGTGAAATTTTCTGTCATTCAAACAGGGAGAGTGTATTGCTAATATTAGAATCTCATATACTTTTGTGTATGCCTGATTGAATAACTACTTATTTATGATGTCACAGACGCAAATTCAAAACACTTTAAAAAAACGCCTTTAAACGATTGATTATGGCAAAAGAACTATATCTGTATTCGCCTTTGTACTCTTACGTTGCTGAAACAGCTAATAAAGAGCTTTCCCTTATTCCGGATTCTGAAGAACTAACAGTGAGGTTCAATACTCCAGGAGGCGAAACCAATGCTGGATTTGCGTTTTTAAGCAAGCTACAAGAAAGGAAAACGCCAAAAACAGCGATAATTGATGGTGAGGCGATGTCAATGGGAGCTTTTATGTTACCATTTTTTGATCATGTAATCGCCAACGATACATCTAGTATCATGTTTCACAAAGCAGCCTATTACGAGTGGTATAAGCCAAGCGAATCAGAGCTCGCTAAACTAAAAGCAACTAATGAATTATTTAAGCAAAAACTAACAGCGAAAGTTGCTGGTAAAAAAGGTGCTGAAGAATTCATTGATAAAGTTTTCGAAGCTGATGTTAGAAATGATGTTGATATAACACCAAAAAAAGCTCTTGAATTAGGCATAGTAAATGAAATAAGAAAAATAGAACCAACGGCAATGCTTGGGATGCAAATGGTCGCAATGGTTGACGAAGGGCAAGAGCTTAAAGCAGTAAAAAAAACACCCCAGTCAAGCGGGGAATTAGATAGTAATTTAAAAAATGAATCTATGAATTTAGTAGAATTAAAAGCAAAATTTCCCGCTGTTTATGCGCAAGCACGAAAAGAGGGAGCGGATCAAGAACTAGATAGAGTTGGTTCCTGGATGGCATTCAACGAGATCGATCCTGTAAAAGTAAAAGCAGGAATTGAAAGCGGATTACCAGTAGGACAGAAAGCAACGGCTGAGTTTACCGTGCAGAGCATGCAAAAAGGGAAACTAGAAGCGATTGAAGGTGAAAATACTCCAGATCTAGAATTGGATCCTGAAGCGAAGACACCTGAGCAGATCAAAGCAGCAGCGGATCAAAAAGGAATGGATGACTTATTTAACGAAGGGACTGAATAATGACTGTAGTTCTAAGAGATAACACAAACAATCAAGCGGCTTTTGATTATCTAATCAAAAAGTTGTTATTAGGTAAAAATACATTTCGCAGAATTGATTATGCGAATATTTCAGGAGCTGAAGAAACTTTAGAAGCTGGTAGAGTAATGGGTCGAGTTGATGCAACTCAGAAATTAGTGCCTTGTATATCTACAGCGGTAGACGGAAGCCAGGAGCCAGTTGCTATTTTAGTTGATGCTTTGACGGCAATTGCGATTGCAGGAACTGTTGATAATGTACTTGTAGCTGATGGTGGTGATATCGCTATTGCTGGATTGATTTTTGACGGTGCAGAAACACTTGATACAGTCGTTACGGCAACAAGTGGAGCCATTAAGACAATGCAAGATTTCTTGATTCAGAACGGAAACAACTTTGAATTCTTAGTGGTTAATGATTCATCTGAATTCGGAATTTAAAATTAAAATTAAAATTAATATTATGAGATTCGATTTATCATACGCTTTTGGCAAGTTCTCTTCTAAAGTCAAAGAGGCTGTAAGTATTGTGCCAGCGGTAGACATAGGTTTCAAAAACTTCTTTAGTGAGAAGGTTTACGGAACAGAAGGTTTTAATTTTTGGGTAACGAAGCAAAAAAGATCAGTTGCCGTCGATATTAACCGTCGCGAAAGAGCTAATATCAATAGTTTGGACAAATCAACAAATCAGTTTTATGTACCACCTACCTACAAGGAAGGTGTTATATATTCCGCGTTTGATCAATTCCAGACTATTATGGGGGCCACTGACGGCAAGGTTGAAGGCGAGATTTTCAAAGCTTTTGTCCAAAAAACTGCTGATGAATTAGTGATTGGAAGGCAGAAAATTGAAAGGGCTGAAGAGTTACAGAGAGCACAGGCGTTATTAACGAGCGGAATTACTCTTAAAAATGGAGATAACATTGTATTTAATAGGTCAGCAGCTTTATTGGTAGCGTATAATGCTGCTTTTGGTTGGGATGTATTAACAGTTGATCCTGGTATTATCTTAAAGCAACTTTCTGACGAAATGGTGACAGCTGGAGCGGTTGATGCAAGCTCTGTTATGAATGTTATTGTGGGCTCAACTGCTTTAACAGCATTTCATAACAACCCTATTAGGCAAGCAGCTGGAGACATAAAGGATCAGGTGTTTATGAATCTATCAACAGGAGCGCCAATAAAAGGATTAACTCCTCAAGGCGCATACTCAACAGGTAATTACCGTTACAATTTATGGGGTTACGAAGGTGAGTATTTAGATCCTAAAACAGGAAACCCATTAAAATATATGGATCCTAAGAAGATCGTTGTTTTACCGAATAGCGTGCCTTTTGAAATGGTTTATTGTGGTGTTGCTGGATGGTCTGACGGTACAGGTCTTAGTCCAAATGCATTTCCTAAAATTAAAAAAGGTGTGCGTAATTACTATAAAATTAGAGATGTCGCCTCTATATCTGAAGAAATCGGTGTTGAATCGGCTGTTTTGGCTTCACTCAATAATGTTGATGCGGTAGGTACTGCTCAAGTAATCGCACCTTAAACTTGAATTATGAAAAAAGGAAAAGTAATAATCCTGCATTTATATCATAAAAACGGGAGTACCATCTTAAACGCTGGGGATAAAGTAACTGAAAAAGATGTTGATAATTTTGACGCATTGGTCAAAGACGGTAAAATCGAACCAGACGCAGCAACTTTAGATCTTTATTCAAAACAAGAGCAAAAGCTTATCAAGGATAAAGAAGCGAAAGCAAAATTGGTAATTGAAAACGCGAAGCTTGC